CTACGAAATCATCTTCGCCAGCGAGGACGGTTCAGCGTCACCTATGGAAGCCGCTCGCCTTATCCGCGACAGCGAGGTGCGGGCGGTGGAGGCGGCGCTACATGGCACAAGCGTGGACGGGCTTACCTTGTGCGGCTGCAAAGATCACCCGCACCGGACGGACCTTTCGTGCTGCAAGATTCGTCGCGCCGACGGCACGCCCCTAACTATTTCCGAGACATTTGCCGCCCTCACCGCCGAGCGCGAGCGGGTGCGCGTGCTGTTGAAAGCCTCAACGGTTGCCCATAGTCACGACATTGCCGGAAGCGGTGAGCACGCCAGTCAGCTATTGGCCGAACTCGCCCGCCTCCGCGCCGAGGTGGAGCGGTTGAATGAGCTGTCTGACAACGCGGCATCTGCAATGCAGTGGGCAAAGGAAGAGTTTGCCGACATGAAAGCCCGCGCCGACCGCGCCGAGGCCGAAGCCTTAGCCCAAGCAGAGCTGCTTGGACGCAGCGCAGAACGTGAAGCCGACTTGCTGGGCAAGCTGTCTCGCGCCGAGTCTGTACTCACCCTCTATCGCTCCAAGTTGTACCGGGTGAAATCAATCCTTTCGTCCATTGATGACGACGGAATGGATCAGCACCACTCTGCTACCGCCGAACGCGCCGAGGCCGTCGCCGCCGTGCCTTTGACCGCGATGCCATCGACGACGCCATGACCAACTCTAAAAACACATGAACAGACCACAAAACGTATTCCGAAACGAAAGCGAAGCCTCGCGCATCCTAAGCATGATCGAGCGGCATTGCCCGCGACTGATGCGAACGGGAGGCGGCGGCTTGGGCGCGGACCAGAACATGACGAAATTTAGCGAGCGCGATTTACAGTCGGCGCTTGCCATGCGTGCAAAAGGCGTGCCGAATGTTGAGATTGCGGCGGCGCTGAATTTCTCGGCGTCAACGATTAGCAAAAACCTGCGAGCGCACGACGCGAAAAAAACAACATGAGCGAGCAACCCACCAAGTTTTGCAAAGACTGCGCAAATTTCAAGGCGCCTGATTTGTGCTACGTTGGGCAAAAAGTGAACGTCGTCAACGGCGAGACATTGCCAGAATACATCAGATGCGAAACAGAACGAAGCAGTGATATTATGGGTTGCGGCCCTAACGCACGCCGTTTTATTTCAATTGACCCCGCAAAAGCGCCCAAACACCGCAGCTTTCTCGGCTTTATTCTAGGCCATAAATGAGCGGACACATCCAAGTGCCTGAGCACGTCGAAAAGCGCGCCGCGTTTTACGGAGTCCATGCGCGGACGCTTTACAACTGGGCGAAGATGACGCCGCCCGCGCCCGTGATGGATGCCGCCGCAATGGTGGATTGGGTGCGCACGGTTAAGATTTCTCCTAAGTGCCAGGAAGCGATTGACCGCATCTCAGACCGGATTCACGGCAAAACAGGCGGGAGCGATGACCCCGACTGGAAAGAGTTTAGTGACGCAGCGATCAAGAGCGCGAACGATGACCCGAAAGCCGCGCTTGCTGACTTGGCAAAGGCGCGGGACTTTGCCGCGTTCAAGCTGGAAAAGGCAAACAAGCAAAACGACCGGCAATCAATCAAGTTTTATTCTGACTTGCTGGTTAAGTTTGAGGGCGCAATCCATGACGCGCAGCTTCGCGCCCGCAAGCTGGGCATGGACGAGGGCGAACTACTTCCGCGCCATGAAATTGAGCGCATCTTTTTCGCGCTCGGCTTTTGGCTCATGCGCTCAACCGATCAGCACCTTGACACGCTCTCGGCTGCAATTGCCAAGCGCACTTCTGACCTAAGCGCCGAGGACGTGCGCCGCGTTCTAGAACCCGAACTGCTATCGGCGCGCTTTCTCGTTCCGTTTGCCCGCGCCGCATCTATTCAGTCAGGTCTAAGCTTGCCTCAGTGGATTGTTGACAAGCTAAAGACTGTCACGGGCGACTATCTCGCGGACGGGGAAAAACTATTTGCCGAATTGACGAAGCCGAAAGAATGACCGCCCGCCGACTCAGCACCTACGAGTGGAGTAAGCGATTCGTCGCACCGCAATTCCCGCGCATCGCGGAGATTCTGGAATACCCTATGGTGCGGACGATTCTGGACCGCATTGACCAGAATCCCGGTTGCGTGTTCGTGATTTTGGGCGCACCGCAGATTTTCAAGACGCTGATTGGGCAGCTTGTGGCGCTCAGGATGCAAATGATTGAGCCTGTGCCGGCGCTCTGGTATGCCAAGAACAGCGACACAGCCGAGCAAGTGGCCGACGAAAAGTTTAACCCGCTATTTGACCGCTGTATGCCAGCCGTTAAAGCCAAAACGACGGCAACGGAGCTGACGCCCGCCATTCTCTACGCGGACAAGAACAAGCGGACGAAAATCCGTTACACGTTGCCGCAGGGCGAGCAGCTTTTGTTCCTATCGGCTGGCGTTGATATCAACCGGCAAGGCAAATCCGCGTCCCTTGTGCTGATGGACGAGCCTTGGGAATACGAGGCGGGCTGGATTAACGAGATTCAGCGCCGCCGCGAGGACTTTCCGCGCTTCCGTGAAATCCACATGATGACCGGACCGGATGAGAACAGTTTTTCCGACCGTCTATGGGAGCGAAGCACGCAAGAAATCTGGCACATGCGCTGCACGAAGCCCGAATGCCGCAAGCTTTTCCCTGCTGAGGTAGGCGACGGCAAGCAGCCAGGCGGGATTCGCTACGATTCAGGGCCGAACGTGCGCGATGCGGAGAATAACCGCATAATCTCCGCAACAAAGGCTACGGTTCGCCTTGAGTGCCCGCATTGCGGCACGCAACACCCCAACAGCGACCATTCGCGGACCGCGCTTAACGCTGGCGGCGTGCTAGTTGCGACGAATCAGAACGCGGAAGGGAACATTTACGGCTTTCGCTGTCCTGCGTTGCCGTTCCGTGATTGGTCAAACATCGCAATTGAGAACATTGAAGCATCCCGCGCCATGCGCAAAGGTAATCTCAAGCCGCGAGAGGACTTTGTGCGCAAGGTGGAGGCGAAGACATGGCGTGAGAACGCGCATTTAGCGGGCGAAAAGGTTAAGCCTATAGGAAACTACGCGATGGGCGAGGAATGGCCTGATGAAGCCAAGGACGGCGAAGGGCGGGCATGGCGCGTGGCAACGGTTGACGTTCAACAGGACTACTACGTCCTTGTCATCCGTATGTGGGGCAAGGGCGCACGTTCTCGCGGACGGTTCGCGGCTAAGCCGAAGTCTGAAACTGAACTTGCGGACCTAATCGAAGCACATGGCGTCATGAAAGAGCGCGTGTTTGTTGACGGGCGATTTAACTCGACCACCGTGCGCCGGATGTGCTGTCGTCACGGATGGAAGGTGCTGATGGGCGATAAGAACCAGCGCGACTACTTGCACGACGATGGCAAGCGCAAGGTCTTTGACGTGCCGCGCATCATGGATGCGTTTCTAGGTACGGAACAGCAGAACCAATTCCCCGGCGTCATAGAAGTCCTGTTCTCCAAGCACGCCGCGCTTAATTCCCTGCAACTTTTGCGGAAAGAGGTTTGCCAACCAGACCCGACGAACGCGGCTTTTTACGAACCTCTGTTCACGGCGGCGCATGATATGCCCGCTTGGTATTGGACCGAGCTTGACGCGCATTATATGGTCAAGGAGGAAGCCAAGGACAACACGGAGAAATGGGTTTGGCGCGGATTCAAGCAAGATCACGCGGGCGACTGTGAAGCAATGCAGATTATCTTTGCGTCAATGGCCGGATTGATTGGCGCTGACCCGATGGAGACTAAGAACGAAGAAACGAGCGAATAAAGCTTAGCGTTTAAGCTTAGGCTAACAGGACCAGACACAGCTCACCCCGTCGCCGGGATGAGGGTATAAAGCAAGGCGCTTAAGATAGGAAACGAGGCCATTGCACATCCGCTCGGTTGCCAAGTTACACGGAGCCTTGCGGCGCTCACTGAGCTTTCGCTCAAGCATCATTCTACGGGGTTGGATTTTAGGCGTTCAACGCTCCCCGAAACCGATTCTGTCTGGCAGTTGGCTTCGTGGGCCAAGTGACAAGTTTGTTTTCCCGCGTGGCGGATGAGATAAAACAGAAAAGCTAGCCGAACGGGTGAGAGTATTCGGCTAGCTTTAGAGAGCGGGCTTACTGCAAGTTTCCTCGCAGTCTCACCCGCTAGGATGTATGGAAATTGAACGGCGTTTTTGTAATTGCAAGCGCGAAAACGAAGAAAAGTAAAGATTCCCGCCAGTCCAAGAAGGCCTGCGAGTCGGTGTCCTTTGCTTGCTTGTAGGCGGAGCGAACCGAAACGGGAACGCGCTTACTCTTAAAAATAATCCACAAACGTCAAGCCTTTTTCCGCTCAACTTGACACGGCGCGCAATTATAGAGCATGGCCACAACCTTAGAAGTCGTCCCGGCAGGCCCGTATTTCGGCTTTACGCGGGCCGAGATGCTGACGGAGCTTGCCCGATACAAAGCAGCGCGGATTACGTCCGGCTCGCGTTTGGTTCAGAGCACAACGAACGGGCAGTCATACACTTTCGGACCTCGCGGCGACTGGTCTTTGGACGAATGGCAAATGGCGATTCAGCAAGCCCTAGCCTACATCGACCCCGGCCAATTTCCGTTTTCGGCTCCGACCAATTCGGCAATCATTGCGCCGTGCTAAGTTGACCACCTTTTGCTTATGCCCGCGACTATTCTTGACGCCTTTGGAAATCCCGCTGTTTATTTTGGCGGCGCTCGCGGCGGCCTTTATGAGCGCACGCAGGACGATATGCGTTTGCGCCCACCGCAGGCGAATATGTTTGACGATTATATCTCAAACCTTGCGCCGAATCGTTGGCGCTCGCTTGTCTCTGAGTCGCGGTCTATCGGTTCGCGTGGCATACTAAGCGCGGCACTTTCGCAAAAGGCGGATTACGTTTCCGGCTCGCATTGGCGCCCATATTTCACGGGTCAGGATTCTGCCTACGGCGAGCAAGCCGAGGAACTGCTGGAAGATACCAACTCGGTTTGCTGCACTCGCGGGCCGCGCTACGATTGGCGCACGCTCTGGCGTCTTGGCGTGCTGAGCGCTGGACCTGACGGCGGTTTCTTCGTGCTGCTCACGGAAAGCCCTAGCGGCTGGCCGCTCCTGCAACCGTTGGAGGCTCACCGCATCGGGCAACGTTCTTTCGGTCCCGCCTACGTCACGAATGACGACGCTTGGACTACGATTCGCACGACGGACGGCACCATTGACCAAGTGAGCACGCCTTACGTTGGCCTAAAGATCGTCAACGGCATCATTTACAACAAGGCAGGCGCGGAAGTCGCTTATCGTGTCCTAGGCGCAACGCCCGACGAAGACGAGGACGTGTCAGCGCGTGACATGATTCACGTCGCCGCGCCTCGTTGGTTCAGTGAAGGTCGCCCAATTCCGCAGATTGCGCCCGCGTTGCTTGACTTGCTCGGCGTTGACTTGGCGCGCACCTGCCAACTCGACCAACAAATCATTCACAGCAAGCTCACGCTAATTGAGAAGAACGAGACTGGGCGGCAAGACCCGATTAACGCGATGTTGAATCCGCCCGCGACTCCGCAAAGCCGCGCCGGTGCAAACCCCGAAGTAATCGAACGCGGCGGGATGCGCTTCGTAAAGAACAAGGGCGAGTTGACCGCGCACAGCTCGGAAGTTCCGTCCGATCAATGGATGAACTACGATATGCGAATGCTCGCTTCGTCTATCGCGGCAATCGGCTGGCGTCTTGAAATGCTTGACCCGTCCGCGCTGGCGGGCGCTGCGACTCGCGCCTTTCAAGATCAAATCAACACCTCGATTCTCAACTGTTTCGAGGATATGCGGCACGCGGTTCAACGTGCGACCCGCTACCGCATTGCCAAGTTCACCAAGCTTGGAATGTTGCCCACCAATAAGGAATTTCTCAAGTGGGACATTACGCCGCCGCCTGAATTTATCGTGGACCGTAATGCGGCCAAGGTAGATATGGACTTGGTGCGCGCTGGTGGCGATTCCATGAGCAATGTTCACCGCCGCGCCGGTATGCGGTCAAAGGATGTGCTCAATCAACAGGCTCGCTACGTTTACGAAAAGAAAATTGCCGCTAAAACATGGAGCGAAAAAACGCCGGGGATTGTGATTACTACCGACGAACTCGGCACGCTCGCGCAACCGGGCGACGCAATGAGCAATGCGGCAATCATTACCGCCAACGCCGAAGTTGAAGCGAACACGCCATCCGACAATTCATAATGAAATACCCGCGCATCCTCGCCGCAATCCGCTCCGCAAAATGGGCAGTCACGCCGAACACGTTGCAGGCAATCCGCGACACGCTATCCGCGCACATCGGCGGCAAGGTTTCGCGCTTCCGTGCGGACGATGGTCCGGATATGTCCGAGTGCTGCGAGGAAGAAGATGACGAGGGATTTGAACTCATCGCGCCCGGCGTGGCACAGGTCGAATTGTGCGGCATCATCGGCAAGCATATTTCTAGCATGGAAACGATGTGCGGCGGGTGCGACCTAGAGGAAGTCGAAGAGAATCTTATGGAGGCTCTTGCCTCGCCTATGGTTTCGACCGTCATACTGCGCATTGATTCCCCTGGCGGAACGTGCAACGGTGTTTTAGAATTTTCGCAAAAGATTGAAAAGCTGGCGACCGAATCACGGAAGCCGGTCTTTGCGTTTATTGACGGCCAAGGATGCAGCGCGGCTTACTGGATTGCGTGCGGTTGCAACGGCATCGCTTGCACGCCGTCCGCTGACGTTGGCTCAATCGGCGTTTACATGGCGCTTGTCGATGAATCCGCGAACTGGACGCAAGAAGGTTACAAACTTGTGCTCATCAAAGCGGGCGAGCTAAAGGGCGCGGGCATTGCGGGCAGTCAGATCACGCCCGCGCAGATTGCCGCGTGGCAGGCTGACGTTGATATGATCTACGCGCAATTTACCGGCTCCGTTCGCGCAGCTCGCCCCGGCATTGCTGACGAAACCATGCAGGGCCAAGCGTTTTACGGTCCTCGCGCCTTGGAAGCGGGTCTAGTTGACAAAATTTATAACGACGTTGGCGAAATGCTAGACGACGTTGCGCCGGTTGTTACCGCGCCCGCTTCCATCATTCAGACTTGACAAGCAGCGCTTTTATAGAAGCAAGCAAAATTTTACATAATGAAATACTTTACCGCACTCGCTGACGCTACTTTTGCCCGCGCTGCTTTCAGCGCCGCCGGTCTTGACCTCGACGCGCTTCGCTCTGCTGGCAGCGTGGACGCCATCAAAAGCGCGATCAGCGCCGCGAAGCCTTCCGTTGACGTTGAAGCCGTGCTTGCTTCCGCCAAAGCCGACAATGACGAATTGACCAGCAAGCTTGCCGCCGCCGAAGAATTCAAAGCCAAGGCCGAACAACTTGACGGCATCGCCGCCACTCTTGCCAGCGCCGGGATTTCCGCCGAGTCGCCCGAGAAGTTGAAAGAGGCGATTGACGCCCGCGTTGCTCAAGCCGCAGTCGCCACCGTCGCCAAGGCGGGACACCCTGGCTTGCCCGAGGAAATCGTTGCCGAGCCTGCCGCCGCCAAGAACGGCAAGCAGTCCATCCCCCGCGCCGCGTTCAACGCTTTGATTCCTTCCGAACAGCTCAAGAGCGTCCGCGCTGGCGTCATCATAACCGACTAATTTTCAGACAGCAAACCAACTCACACACACAATCTTTTCCCGATAAACTAAAATGGCTAACACACTGACCAACCTCATCCCAACGGCCTTCGCGTCCCTCGACGTTGTTAGCCGCGAACTCGTCGGGTTCATCCCGTCCGTCACCCGTGACGCTCGCACGGACCGCGTTGCGAAAAACCAGACCCTTTACAGCCCCGTCGCTCCGGCCAACACCCTCAGCGACATCACCGCTGCGATGTCAATCCCTGCCGCGTCCGACCAGACCATCGGCACGAAGTCGCTAACTATCTCCAATTACAAAGTGACCGGCTTTAGCTGGACCGGCGAAGAGCAATACTCGCTCAACGCGCAAGGTGGCCCCGGCACCAATCAGATCATGGCCGATCAGGTTGAGCAATGTTTCCGCGCCATCACGAACCAGATTGAGTCTGACATCTGGACCGCTGCTAACGCTGGCGCCTCCCGCGCTTTCGGCACCGCTGGCACCACGCCTTTTGCTTCCGATGTCGGCGCTTCGGCGCAGATGAAGAAGATTCTCGATGACAACGGCGCGCCGATGGACACCCGCTCGCTCATCATTGACACGACCGCTGGCGCCGCGCTCCGCACCCTCGCTCAGTTGACCAAAGCCAACGAAGCGGGCACCACGATGACCCTGCGCGACGGCGAACTCCTGAACTTGAACAAGTTCATGATCAAGGAATCGAACGCTGTTTCGACCTTCACTATCGGCACGGGCGCTTCTTACCTTGTGAACAACGTCGCCGGTTACGCTATCGGCTCGACCTCGATTGCCGTTGATACCGGCACCGGCACCGTGCTTGCTGGCGATATCGTTACCTTCGCTGGCGATACCAACAAGTATGTTGTGGCGACCGCGCTCTCTGGCGGCACACTCGTCCTCGCGGCTCCCGGTCTTCGCAAGGCCCTTGCCGATAACGTTGCTATGACCGTCACCGCTATCGCTACCCGCAATATCGGTTTCAGCCGCAACGCTCTTGTGCTTGCCTCGCGTCTCCCCGCCGTTCCGCAAGGCGGCGACCTCGCTATCGACCGCCAAGTCGTGACCGATGCCCGCTCGGGTATCTCGTTTGAAATGGCGCTCTATCCCGGCTATCGCATGAACAAGGTTGAAATCAGCGCCGCGTGGGGCGTATCGGTGTTCAAGCCTGAGCATCTTGCCATCCTCCTCGGCTAATCGTTCGCACTCTAACGAACGCCGCCTAGTGTGCTCGCGCACGCGGGCGGCGTTTTTCTTTTATAACCTATGGCATCAGCACTAAGCACAGAACTTGCGGCGGCGGCTAGCGAGGCACAGGCGGCGCTCGCTCAAATGCAGGGCATGAACGAAAGCGCGACGGGAAATTTCACATACGCGGGCGCGCCTTACTTCGGCGTGTTTGGCGATATGTATGTTGTAGAAATCCCGCAGCCTGGCGGAGGCTACCGCAAGCGCGAGCAGATGACGTTGACCGTAACGAAAGACCAGACTGCGTTCGCGCCCGAAAGCAAAAAGCAGATCATCCGGCTACTGCCAAACGTGCTTTACGTTATAGACAGCGTGAAGTCGCATGACCCGTTCCATTGGGTACTAACGCTAGTCCGCACGGGCACCTAACCGCAATGAACGCAAAGCTAGACGCAAGCGAAGTTACGGCGGCATACACCGCCGCCTTTCGCCGTTTGCGGGCTTTGACGGGATTTGACACGAAGGCAGTCCTACGCGCCGAGGCTGGCTCAATTCTAAAAGCGTGGGCGGCGACGGTGAAGGTCAAGACGGAGGAAATGGTTGAGCGAAGCGCACGGACCTCCATCGGGAAACGCATGGGGATTATATCGGGCGGCGGGAATAATCCATACGGCATTACGGTGAACACGGGCGCGCAGAAGCTAGACACTCGCGGCAACGTCTGGTTTCGGACGCGCAACAAGAAATTCCAGCTAGTCGGGCATATCACTTCGGGCGGATCGTTCATGACCGAAAACAAGCACTATCGCCCGCAGGATTGGTCTGCTATCAAAACGGGCGCGGAGCAATACGCATCGCAGCTCAAAGTGCGCTTGCCTATGGTCAAACGAAGCGCGGGCCTAGGGCGGCAATCCGTCGTTCAGATTGCGGATTCGCTCGGCATTGACTTACTGCAAGTGGAGGGTGGGCGTCTGAGTGCGTCCGCTATTGCCAAAGCTCGCGCAGCGATTGCGTCAACGGGCAACAATTACCAAAACGGCAAAGGCACGCAGGGCGGCGACGATAATTCGGCCTACGTTGAACTTCTAAACACGCTTCCTTTTAACACGAAGGCGCACACGACGGAAGGCAAAGGCATGGACACAGCGCTACTTCGTGTAATCGCAGGCCGCGCCAAGTTCATTCAGCAAAGTTACCAAAAGGGCGCATTTGACTCGATGGCGCGGACCATGAAAGCCTTTCCTAACGTATTCAAAGAATCAGCCCCGACCTAACCTAATTTATGCGCGTTCAAGCCTACAAACAATTCCAAGGAACCTTTACGATTGTCGCGGCGACTCCGCGCCCAGAGGAAGCCGCGAGCACGAAGCTGACGGCGGCGACGATTCACGAGGACTACGCAGCCAAGGTCCGCGCATTGCTCCGCGAATACAAACACATTGGCGGCGAGTCGCTAGAATGGCCAAGCGCCAAGCGAATCCAAACCTACTTCCCGACGCAGGGCGGGTTGCCTCTTTACGCAATCCGCGAGCTGCGACCGGCTGGAACGACTCGCGGCATAGATCAGGACTTCCAGCTTGAGATTATTTCTATCCGTTACGCCTTCACGCTGGACTGGTTGCCCGCCGCTTTTTACGCGGACGAAGAGATTGCGGAGGCAATGGAGCGGAACCTTGAGTTTGCCGTGTCGTCTCTGTTTGAAGCCAATAGCGTGCCGCACGTATTCATTCCAGGCTCAAACGAGACGGAACCGGGCAACGTCGGCGGGGACGCTGTGCCTACGTCAATTTCAATTACTTGTGAAATGGGGGGCGCTACTGCTCGCGGCGGGATTGACTTGCCGCAGCCGACTTAATCAACGTTGCAGGGCTTGACCTTTAGCCAAGCGTTAGAGCGCCCGAAGGCGTAGAAGTGACCAGGCTTGCGTAGCATCAAGCCTTCGCCGCCGAGGGACAGCACGCGGCGGAAATCGGAAAGCATCGCATCGCGGCTAGCGCATTTCCAGTGCTGCACAAGCTCAGCGTGCGGGCCAGCGTTGGCAAGCAAGGCGGCAAGCTGTTCCTGACGCTCCTCAAAGCCTCGGCTAACGGTGCAAGGCGCGTCAAATGCCATGAAGCGCACGCGGGACCAATCAGCGGAGGCGGCGCGCTTGTATTGCACAAGCTGGCGCACCATTTCAAACGTCCCGCGATTCGCCCAAAGCTCGCCGTCAATCGCTTGGCCACGCGGCAAGCCTTCGGTCATATAGCTCGGCGCGTCAATCACCGCCCAGCTTTCCTTTGTTCGAAAACATTGACCATCCCAAAAAGCGCGGCATCCGTCCATCTTTTCGGACACCCAAAGGCCGGTTGGGTCTTGGTCGCGGTATGGCGTGGCTAACATCATGCCGCTAACCTAGCGCCCGCTTTTGAAATTAAAAGATAAAACGCATGGAAAGCGCATAGGCCAATTCCAAACCGCTCTGAGAATCAAACTTGACAAGCGCCCTATTTATAGAAGCAGCCGCAACCAATTTTAATCACCCGCTCACATGGCCGATATCTCAATTACCGCCGCGAACGTTCTCGCCTCTAGTTCCGCCGTCATTCGCAAGGAATACAACTTCGGCTATGCGTCCGCGACGGCG